ACCATTTGGAACACTTCCCGCTACACGAGCAATAACTTCACCCTCAGAAATACCCAATCCATCAGCTAAGTTCTTTGGAGAAACATTAGCCGTCTTCATAGCCGCAACAATCTGTTGGTCAGTTACGTTAGGTATTGCAGTTAGACTCTCAAGAAAACCTTTGGGCAAGGCTGATGGGTTTGCTGATTTTTGTGCTTTTTCTTGTGCAACTGGTGGACGATTGATTCCTTGATCTTGTTGAGCCTTTAAAGCATTCTGACGATCAATCTCTTCCAGACGAGCTTTTTCTATAGACCACAGTCTGTCAGCTTCAGCCTTTTGTGCAGGAGTTGCAATTGCATTAAATGCTTGTGATGTAGAGTCTGTTCCACCTCTAGCACGCAATTCACCTAAACCTTGCAACGCTGTTGCATTGTTAATGTCAAAGCCAGCAACATTTGGAGACAAAGCAACATAATTTCCACCCGCATCTTGCACATATTGACCTGGCCTTGTTATATCAACTTTAGCCATGTTCTGAGCAGAATATGGATTTGCCGCATTAGCCGCATCCACCACCATTTGTGGCGATACTTGACCAGGCCTTGAAGTAGCTATGTAATCAGCAGCGTCATACTGTCCTTGAGCATTAAAGCCAGGAATAGTGTCAAAAGCCGCATTCAGTTGGGCATCTGACAAGCCTAGAGACTTACCAGCACTAATTAAAGCAGCCTGAGAAAGGTTAGGATTAGCCGCCAATTCAGTTGCAAGTGCTGCATTTATTTGTGCTTGTGTATAAGCCATGATTTTTACTCCGATTCTTTAGAAACTTGCGCTTCTGCCTGTTCTTTAATTTTAAGAATTAAAGGCCATACGCCAGATTTACTTGGTAACTCACCAAGTGTTTGCAATACAAAGTTAATCTCATTCACATCAAGTTCTAGCTTCATGTTATTCCTTAGAAAGCCCAACCAGTACCATCTTCAGAGCCAATCTCTGCCGCATAGGTAATAGCAGAGGCTTCACGCTTTAGTTGAGCAATTAACTGCTCATCAGTTGCGTCTTCCTCAAGTTGTTGTAACTTCTTGAAACCCGCTTTGTAACGGGCATATTGGTCTGCTGTGAGTTCTACAATAAGTTGCATGATTATTCCTTAATTTCTGCGTCGCTTACTTCAGGCTTCTTTTCCAACTCGTCCTTCAGCATTTTAAAGAAGGCATCTCTGCCCACTTGCAACTGATCCACATTGAATCGTGCTGAGTCCAACTTACGATCCAAGTCAGCGACATGGTTGAGCAACATCTGCTGTTGCTGTGTCATGTCTTCAAACTTGTACTCTACGCCGTCAATAGTCACAGGGGTTTTTTCGTTTTTTCCCATGATGTTTCCTTCTTTAATGCGCCACCAAGATCGGGTGGTGGCTTCCCGTTTTTACCAAGGCAATGGTGTGTTCGCAGGGCTGACAGGTGGCGTGATATGTGCATTGATCTGCCCCTGCACAGTTGCCTGCGCACTTGCAATCGCATCTGCTGGAATCCAACCGATAACGATAGCTTCTGTCAACTGATCATACGGTATGAATGTACCGACTTGATTAGCGGAACTGAAAGGGGTGCTTCCATCGACGGAGGCTGAATATGTACCGCTTACACCAGTCACTCGCCACAAAACATTGACCACGTAGTTTGGGTCAGGTTGTTGTAATGTGTACATTGCTGTGATCGTTGTTACAAATGTGGTCATATATTACCTTTCAATGCGGCTACTTCAGCCTTTAGGGTTTCAACTTGTGCTGTCAGTTCTTGGATTGCTTTGATTAGAGGCGTGATGAACATTTCACGACTAACAGCTTGTACACCATCATCATCAACATCCCATCCATTAAATGTCGAGCAACCTTCAGCATCCATAGCGGCTTTGACATCCTGCGCCAACAAGCCATGCATAACAGTTGTGGTGTTCTTTTTATTGGCTGTGCTGTAATGTGGATGGTCAACAGGTAAATCAGCTTGTGATTTCCAAGTGAATGTGACTGGGTTCAATCGGTTAATAAAACTTAAACCAAGAGTTTCCTGACCGATAACATTTTTTAAACGGGCATCTGATGTTTGCGTCCATGTGCCTGTTGCTGTGTAGTTTACATAAATTTTGGAACCATTGGTTCCCATGGTGACGTTATAATTACCATTACCTGTCAGGCCATAACCGATTGTAATTTGGCCAAGCGCACCAACAGCACTAGCATCTGTATCATAGCCTACGCAAACATTTTGACTGCCAGTAGTGATGGAGTCACCTGCTTTCCATCCAAGTGCCGTGTTTTGAATGCCTGTAGTGTTGTTATAAAGTGCTTGATAACCCACAGCCGCATGGTCATACCCAGATGCACCATTAAAATAAAGTGCTTGATAACCTATAGCAGTGCTATTAGATTGAACAGTGTTAGAATAAAGTGCTTGATAACCAACAGCGGTGAGGCTAGAGCCTGTGGTGTTATATGTAAGAGCCTGAAATCCAACGGCAACATTGCTACTTGCGGTGGTGTTTCTTTGCAATCCACCAAGTCCAACGGCAACATTTGAACCGCCTGTTGTGGTTGCCGATAAACTGGCATTACCTATGCCAACATTTCCAGCCCCTGTGGTTGCTAAGTTCAATACAGAATTTCCTATAGCGGTACTTTCATCGCCAGAGGTCAAACTTTGCATTGTGTTTCTGCCAATGGCGGTGTTGTATTGACCAGTAGTTGAAGCGTTGTTTAATGCACCACTTCCAAATGCAGTGTTGGTTGACAAAGCACTTGCACCACGGCCTACAGTTAAACCATAAATCAACCCATCAGATGCGGATGAGTCTTTAATCAGCTTGCCTGTTGTGCTATTAAAAAGAGCAATGCTGTTTGCCACGGCAGAGGCTGGGCCAACAACATCGCCAGAGCCACCACCACCAGAAGCCGCAATCGTAATTGCACCCGCAGCATTGGTAATTGTGACGTTAGAACCCGCAGTTAAGGTTGTGCGAGTAAATCCTGTTCCATTACCAATATCTAAAGCACCATTAGCGGGGGTTGTTGTCAATCCTGTACCACCATTGGCTACTGGCAAAGTACCAGTTACGCCTGTGCTTAAAGGTAAGCCTGTAGCATTCGTTAGAGTAGCACTTGCGGGAGTTCCCAATACAGGAGCAACTAAAGTCAATGCTGTGCCGTTAGTTGTAGCACCAGTAATGCCACCAAAAGCACCCGCATTGTTGTATTGCACTTGAGTAGTTGAGCCACCAGGAGTTGTGCTACCACCAGAAGATGCGATGGTAATTCCACCTGCGCTATTGGTAATCGTGACATTTGAACCAGCGGTTAAAGTGGCTTTGGTTAATGTGTTGCCAGTAGAGTTACCAATCAACAGTTGACCATCTGTGTAAGAGGTCTGGCCTGTTCCACCATTAGCAACAGGAAGTGTTCCTGTCACACCTGTTGACAAAGGCAAGCCAGTCAAGTTGGTAGCAACGCCACTAGCGGGTGTACCCAAAGCAGGAGTCACCAATGTAGGAGAGGTAGCAAAGACTAAAGAACCTGTGCCTGTCTCATCAGAAACAGCCGCAAGCAAGTTAGCACTTGATGGAGTACCTAAAAAGGTTGCTACGCCTGTTCCAAGACCCGAAACACCTGTGCTGATAGGCAATCCAGTAGCGTTGGTTAGAGTGGCACTAGCGGGTGTTCCTAGAACTGGAGTCACTAGAGTTGGTGATGTGGCAAAGACTAAAGAGCCTGAACCAGTTTCATCAGTAATCGCAGAAGCTAGATTGGCACTAGAGGGTGTCGCCAAAAGAGTAGCAACACCAGTACCTAAACCACTTACGCCAGTTGAGATTGGCAAACCAGTTAGATTAGTTGCCACGCCAGAAGCAGGAGTTCCCAATGCGGGAGTCACTAGAGTAGGACTGTTTGACAGAACTACGTTGCCTGTACCAGTAGATGAAGTTACTCCTGTACCGCCATTGGCTACGCCCAAAGTACCTGTAATGTCGGCAGTAGAAAGGCTTACTGCATCCCAAGAAGCATTTGTGCCATCGGTCTGAAGATACTTGTTAGCATTACCTGTTTGACTAGGCAAAAGGTTGTTCAACGCACCAGCCGCTGTAGAAGCGCCTGTACCGCCATCAGCGACCGCTAGATCGGTGATGCCAGTGATCGAACCACCCGTGATTGCCACATTACTTGATGTGATAGGCCCTGTCACCCCAGCAGTAGCCGTTACAGCACCCGTTAAAGTCGATGTTCCCGTAACTGCCAAAGTGGTACTTGCTGTAATTGCTTTAGCCGCTAGAGTTGTGTTATTGACTGTGGCAGTTCCTGTAGCCGCACCAAGGTTCACAGCAGTTGCCGCACCACCAAGATTCAAGGTAGTTGTAGTTGTGTTAAATGCCGCCTGAGTTGCCGCACCTACCAATGCACCCGCTAAAGTTGTTGTGCCTGAGGCCGCTAGGGTTGTGAAAGCACCCGCTGCTGGGGTTGTTGCGCCAACAGTTGCTCCATCAATCGCACCGCCAGTAATTGCCGCAGCAGAGTTATCTGTTTTAGTCGCAACAGCAGTCGCAATGTTGTTGTATTCAGTATCAATTTCAGTACCCTTAACAATCTTTAAAGGATTGCCAGGTGATAGGTTGTCTTTTGTTGCAAAGTTAGTGGTTTTTGTGTAGTTACTCATGGTTTACCTCTTAGCCTAATTTGCCATCTTTGGCTTGAATTTCAATCTTTTGTAGGGATAACTGAGTGCCGTTAATCGTTGTCTCATACCCTGTTTGGACAATCTTTCCCGCACCAGATGCGTTAGCTCTCAATGTCTTAATTGGAATGCCACTTGTGTACTCAGCTACGTTGTATTCAGCAGTTCCATATTCATAACTTACTTGCGTAGGAATATAAATATTTTGAGCCTTATAAGCACCAGAATAATCAAAACCCCAATTGATCGTTAAAAACTGGTTTGAACCACCAATCACAATGGCTGAAATTGTCTTTAAAACAGAAATCTGATTAGGGTTGCCAAGGTCAGCATTGTTAGTGTAGTAGGCAAATCGGTAAGTAGATGTGTCATCTAAGTACCCAGCATATTTTCCGATATACCCATTCTTGCCAATGTACAAGTCACCATTTCTAAGTGATCGCAGGGAAGTTGGCGCAATTGAATCCCACTTGGTTACCCGTGAAGCACCATCTTGCAAACTTTGCTTGGTATCAAAACAATAGACTTGGAAAGTAGCGGGTAAAACAAGCAGATAAAAGGCTTCTTTTTCTGAGTAAACAGACTTCAGATTAGCCAATGTCTCGCTTGCCAATGAAGAATTTAGGTCAAAACGAACATTCTTGGACAAGTCTCTCAGAGGAGCAGACTTCTCTTGAATAGTCCTCATTAACGAGCGAACACCTGAATCTGACAAGAAAATCACATCAGAACCAACGCTTTGGATGGTATCTCTAGCCAAACACCCAATAGAGCCTACTGTATCGCTTAGAACAAGAGATGCGGGTGTAGAAGCACCAGAATAGACAAGAATCTGCCTCTTACCAAAGATGAATAAGAAATCATTATGAGCTGCCAAACCCATCACTTCATCAGCACCATTAGGCCACACACGAGAAACATCCAATGAGCCTGAAGTACCGCCAGACCATACATGACCCGCTATCAAATCAGAGAATGTAACAGTTACTTTGTCTGTTGAGGTGTTAGCTACCCACAAACGACCAAAAGCAGAAATAGCAATGTTTGCAGAAGGAACACTACCCGCATAACCTGTTTTCTCAGATACCCGTCTAAATGTAGATGTGCTGACAGCAGGGTCATAAATGAGTGGATCGTGTCCTGTTTGGAAGAAGTAAGCAATGCCATTCAAAGAGGCAGTTTGCCAGTTAGATGCAGTAATAGTAGGAGCAGTACCGCCACCACCATAGGTCAACTCAGTCACCGCATTAGAAGTACCAAGTTTGAATAACTTGTTATTACCCGCAAATAGGACAGTCAAAGTGCCGTCAGTCTGGACTAGCTCATGGATCACGCCAACATCATTAGCACCAAGGTTTCCAGAGGAAGAGTTAACCCTTGTCCAACCTTTTCTAGCACCAATACGACCATACTGATCCAAGATGCAGTTAGTCGCAACCAAAGCAAAGCCAGCCCCTAAATCAAGGGGAGAATCTTCAGTATTCAGGCCATAAAAGCCTGGTGCTGAAAGACTGTAACTTTGTAGAGGTTTTGACATTAAACAGGTTCAAAGTTATCTTCAATATAACGAGTGCTTTCCAACGCAATCGCATCAGAGAGCATTCCCCTAAAGAGTGCATAGGCTTCGGAAGAGGCAGTTCCTCCATCCTCACCACGCTCAATCAAAGCACGAGCATAAGCACTTTGAGCAACCAAATAGTCTAAAACTTTGACAGATGTTCCATCTGAAGATAAAGCAGCTTGTGGAACAACCAAATCAAACAAGATCGTGTAAACACCATCAGGAACAGGAAATAACTCTACTTTTGTATCACCACTAGCATCCACACCACTAAAAGTAAATTCTGAAGGAATCGAGGTTGCGGGCGTGGCAAAGTTCAATTTGCGGTTCATGTCCACAAAAGAGATGTTTTTTAGACCAATCACGCTTGTTGAGTTGATGGCATCAGAAACTTGGAATTTCTGCCCCGCACCTGTCAAAGAATAAGAATGTGTGTTGGCAACAGTTGTGATTGTGATTGTTGTACTTAAAGCATTCCAGTTGTAAGCATCCTCAATTTGACGTTTGGCATCATTGACAAACTTGCCAATCAGAGAGGAATATGCGGTTTCAGAAACAGTAGTAACTGAAGACTCACGCAACCTTGCTAACACATCGTTTACAAGTTCTAAGTAGGTCATGTTCGTTGCGCTCCTTGAACCTCAAATGTTGCAATAAAACTGAAGGTACTAGCGGCTTGCGTAGTAAGTTGAATTCTATCGCCCTCTTCTAAAACAATATAAGCATTGCCATCAAACTGAAGGTATTGTTTAGATGTAAAGTCGTAAGCAGTAAGAATGTCTAAAGTCGTTGCTGCACTTGCGTCATACCATTGGACTGTGATGTGCTTAGTCGATCCACCAGTATTGTGGATGTACATGACAGTAAATTTGGCGTAGTAACCCGTAGGAACTGTGTAAACAGTCGTCAGCGTATTGGCTGTAGGGCTAACTCCAACAGATACAGGTCTCACTTCTTATTCCTCTTAGAGATCGCTTTAGCCTTCGCTTTAGCGTCTTCCTTGGACGATGCGCCCCAAGCTCTAAGAGATAATAGGAGTCGGGTAGGCTTCCCATCTTTCATCTCAGCGCCAGGCATATTGCCCATTCGTGCTAAAAAGGATGCCCTACGAGGGTTATCTCCCGACTTAACTGGTGGTTTTAAATTCCCACCTGTTTCTGCATTATACGATGCTCTGCCCTTGGCATTCAAGCCGCCTTTTGGATTTTGACCAGCTTTTGTTTGCCAAGTGGGAGTTTTCATCTGAATCTCGCTGTTTTCTTTGCAATTGCTTTAGGTTGCTTAACAAACTGTTTACCAGCTTTTGTACCCTCACGCTTGGCTTTGGTGGTTGCCGCATACTCTTGAGGACTCAAAGACTTGATAGCCGCCTCTGGTAGATACCTCTCACCCGTCTGTGAAGATGGTTTGCCAGACTTGGTTCTCCACTTCTGGGCAGACCAATCTTTCAAGGACTGTTGAGGGTTCTTCATTTCTTCTTCTTGGGTGTATGCGTCAAAGTCTTACTTGTAGGCGTGTGTTTAGCACCCGTCATTAACTTAGTGCCGACCTTGTGAGTCTCGCCTTTGTAGAGTTTCCCATCAGGCGTGTAGTGTGGCTTTTCTTTGCTCATGTTTTATAAGCTCCGCCTTTTTTCTTGTATTCCTTGGCAAGAAGTTGTGCTTTACGGGCAGACCATTCACCAGGATCACCCCCAGAAGTTCCCGCCTTGATACGCTCAAACAAAGCCTTCCGCATAGTTGGCTTTGTATAAACCCCTGCTTGGTTGACTTTGCTCTTGGTTTTCATTTCTTAACCTTTTTAGCCTCTGATAGGGCAATTGCCATTGCTTGCTTTGGGTCTTTAACTACCTTCTTATTGGAGGTCAACTTACCCGCACCAAACTCTTTCATTACTTTGCCAATTTTTTCTTGACGGGCAGTCTTTTTCATTTGCCACGACCTGCTTTTTTCATCATGTTAGTAGCGGTACGACCACCACGCTCGGGCATTGGGCGCATTTTAGGCTTACCAACAGCAATCATCACAGTCAGAGGCATACCTTTATCTTTTTTAGGCATCTTAGGACTAGACATTTTGGGTGATTTTCCGTACATGATTTTTCCTTATCGAACTAGCTTGGTTGCAACAAAAGAAATGACACCGCCAATAACAGAGGCGATAGCCATTCCTACGAAAAATCCACCTTTAGATTTGTTAGCCATCTCTAAAAGCGTTTTAATATCTTGGCGAAGTGCATAGACTTCAACCTGTAAAGCTTCAACTTGGGCTTCTAGCTTACCAAATTCTCGTGGATCAATCTCAGACATTTGATTTCCTTGGACGACCCATCTTCTTAACAGGTAAGGGCGGTTGCAAAACTATTTGCTTCTCAGTAGGTTCTTCTTGAACTTCATCAACTCTGACATAACCTTGATGACCTTTCATCGAATCAATATCGTGCTGATAGGTAAAAGTGACTGTTTGTCCACTTGCTAAACATCTAAAGATTGCCATAAAAACTCCATTAAAAAGGGGGTTTTTAGCCCCCTTTTATTACACCAAGCGAACCACTACACAACGAACTGTAGTGCTTGCTAAGTCTAAAGTACCGCCTGATTCGTTTTGGAAACGAATTGAGACAACATCTGTTGCTGAAACATAAGGCGTGATGGTAATGCCAGAGACATCCACACCCATGCTGATGTTCAACACAATGTCGCCTAGCTTTACGCCTGGTACTGCAATCGTGTTTGTCTCACCAACGCCATCAGCTAAAGATGAAGCGTTTAGTGTTGCTGTTACAGACCAAGTATCCGAAAAAAGACCTCGGAATTGGTCAGTTCCCCTACGGGCTACTACTGCTGTTGCTGCTGCCATAATAAATCTCCTAGATTAGAAAAAATCCCCCCACCCGTGAAGATGAGGGGAAAGTGGCAACTATTAGGCTGGAACTGCCAACGCAAATGCGCTGGAAGACAAAGCTGCACCAGTTGTAGCGGCTGCACGAAGTGCGGCAACACCATACAAAGTGTCCGATGTAAACAAAGTAGCAAGGTAATCTTGCTTGTACTGAGTTTGTGAACGGATACCAATTTGCTCAACCAGAACCATAGCGTCCTTGTGACCCATCAAGCAGATACGATCAGCGCCAGAGTTACCAGCACCAAAATCAGCATTGCTTGTTGTGAACACAGGTATACCATACAGTTGACCAATTTCACCAGTACGGATTGCATTGCCATTGCCCACAAAAGCCTGTTCGGTATAACGGGACAAACCCATCAACGTATTGCGGCTTGAAGGAGGAATAACAAAGAAACGACCATCCATAGGAGTGTCGTTGTCATCCAAACGCTGAATGGTTCTACGGATAGCGGCATCAGTCAATGCGGCTGCATTAGATGAAGAACTGTTATAAGCAGTAGTACCATCAGAGCCAATAAAGGCTTTGCTTGTTGCAGTAGCAGTTGCGTAGTCGTTTGTACCGACAGTAGCACCATTGAAGTTACGACCCAATTGGATCAAGCTAGTGTCTACTTGCTTGGCAAGCGCATAGCCCGCATCAGCAGTGTAGAACTGGCGCAAGCTGTTCAAGGCTTGTGCTTCAACGATGTCCTCAATGAAACGTGAATATTCAAAATGCTTGTTGATAGACACTTGAATTTCTGTCTCAGTATCTGCAATCAAAGTGACAGCAGTAGAGGCGGCTTTTGCAGAAGCTGAACCACGGGTAGGTGCGGGAATGTGTACTACATCACCCTTCTTACCTTTGAAATTCATCTTCATTACGATGTTAGCCAATACAAGATTCTTCTTGTATGCGGCTATGATTTCATCACTCCAAATTTCGGGGATGAACGTTGCTGCGGTTGTTGTGGTTACCGCTGGGGTTGGATATGCCATGATTGAAATCTCCTAAAGTTTAACGAACCCGACCCTCTTGATAGGCTTGCATGATTTCATCACTTAAAGCGTCATATCTGTTTGGGTCTTGCATTTTCAGCCGAATAAGGTCTGCCCTTCGGTATACCTTCTTTGATGATTCACCAGAACCACCTACATCTACACCTACTGCTTTTAAGTTCTGTTTGCGAGTTACCTCGCCATCATCACTTACTTGCTTCTGTTTAACAGAACGTAGCTGTTTATAGGTAGATAGCAATTCATTGGCAGAGTCAAAATCATATCCCGCATCAGCTTGCTCAAAAATTTTAATGCGAACAGGGCTAGACTTCACCCAATTTGCAAAATCCTGATCTCTGGCAATTTCACCAAAGTCGGGATGCTCTTGCGCTAACCTCTGCTGAATTTGTGCCTTTTTCATCTCAAGAGTCGCCATGCGAGCCGCTTGGATGTCGGGGTGATTATCAACAGTCCTCTGAATTGCCTTCT